CCGCTCAGGAGGAGGAGGAGGACGGCGTCCTCTTCGGTGATGCCCCCGACCGTCGACGATGATAAAAAAGAAAACCTCTGTCTAATGTATGGAACTCAGTGACTACCTACGAGACCCGTTCAGTGCCGCACTCATCGGCGCGGGCATCACGGCGGGATACATTCACCTCAAGGCGCAGCTGAACAACGAAGGCAAGCTGCAACTGGCGCAGTACACGAAGCCGGCGGCGCTCAACGCGATTCTTATTTATTTCATCGTGTCCAACGGTCTCGGTCAACGCGAGACCATTTCCACGGACCCATTTTAATTTCGCTTAAAGATTTTATCGTATAATTACACAGACACAGAGACAGGATGGCTTCTGTTTCGGCGTTTAACGAAATGATGGCAAATTTCCTTGGTGAATTGGGAAAGGCGTTCCCAGAAGAGAAGGGCATCAAGAAGTTTGAAACCTCGTTCGACCTGCTCCGAAAGAGTAACCCACGAAAGATTGTTGAGACGTACATGGCGGGCATCGGCCCCTACGCCGAGCGCATCACCGCGAGAGACGAAACCCTCCTCGACGAGGACATCGGTTTCTTGAAGGACCTGAACATGAAGGCGAACTGGGCCAGTGCGAGTGAGGGCACGCGCGGCGCCATCTTTCAGTACCTGCAAACCTTGTACATGTTGGGCGTGACGATCACGAGCATCCCCGCCGACACGCTGAAGGCCATCGAGGGCCTGGCGCAAGACTGTGCGACGAAGATGCAGGCTGGTGAAGGCGGTGGCGGTGGCATCGACCAGGGCGCCCTCATGAACATGTTAGGCGGTCTGTTGAAAAAATAAACCTCTTGTTATATTAAATGAAACCCTGGTTTGAAGATTTCAAAGAGCTCATTCGTTCCGACGCGGTTTTAAAATTTTGGCCCACGAACGATCAGTCCCCAGCCGAACGCGTGAACGCGACGTCTCGATTCATCATCTACGCCACGTGCATCATCTACCTCATTCGACGCGACCCGCGCATTTTCGTCCTCGGCGCCACCGTCCTCGGTGTCCTCGTGGTCATGTACCGCTCGAACATGGTCAAGACTGGGAACAGCCCGCGCCCGGAGGGGTGCCAGTTGCCCACGAAGGACAACCCCATGGCTAACGTGCTCATGACCGATTACACAGACAACCCCGTCCGCACGTCGGCGTGCATGTTCGACAGTGTCAAGTACCCACAGAGTGCTTCTCGCTACGACAGCGGGCGTTCGCGAACGGCGCATCCGGAGTACCGACGCCGCGCGGCGGAACGACAGTTCGTGTCCATGCCCGTGACTGAAATCCCAGGAGACCAGACGGCCTATGCGGAGTGGCTCTACGGACCGAAGTTGGGTTCCATGTGCAAGGCTGGGGACATGTACGCGTGCGAGCCGAACGCGCGTGGGGTGCAACTCGAGGCGTTCGCTGGAATTGATTCCGATGGAGACCGACGACGATAATTAAAAAATCTCCACTAACATTAATAATGGCTTATCAGCTTCAACCAGGTCTCACCATCGTCGACAACAAGGGTGCCCTCCCGATGCGACGCGCCACGGACGACGTCTTTGTGTACCCTCAGCCGAGCACCTTGAACACCGTCTACGAGGGTCGACCGAACACCATGCTCTACGGCACCGCCCCGCTCATGGCGGGCAAGGGGTCTCCGGCGGAGTACATCGACACGTCCGACCGCTTGCGTCCTCAGAGCACGTCTCGCTTTAACAAACCCCTCGTGCGCACGTACGAGAGAAACCTCTACCCGTTGAACGACATGGCGTGCAAACTTCCAGTGCGCACGATGGCTTTCGAGCCGAGCAGCACGCGCGCGGAAGCTCAAAACGAATTGTTCCAGCAGCGATACGGAAGCAAGAAATAAAAAATATTAGTAATCAGTAAGAATGGCAGACCCCATTTCAATCGCAGCCGTCGCCGCTTTGGTGTACGCCGGGAAAGTGTTGAGCGCACCCTCGCCGACACCGACCCCGGCACCGACCCCGGCACCGACGCCCGTGGTGGTCGAAGATGAGGTGGACGATGATGACGATTTCATCCCGTACAACGACAGCAAAGTGGAGGTGCCCAGCTTTGGAGACATCGCGCCGCAGAGAAGGACGTCAGGTGGTGAAATCCTAGACATGCGCAATCGTCTCTACGACCAGGGGAAGATGAACAACCTGTCCCCAATCGAAAAGCAAATGGTCGGCCCTGGTTTGGGTTTGGCCCCCGAGGTTCCCGCGGCCGGTGGTTTCCAGCAGCAGTACCGGGTCATGCCGACGAACGTGGGTGAATACAAGCTCACGCAACTCCCCGGACGCACCAACCATGGCTCGGACACGATGGGTGGACGCCGCGGTCTCGTCGGTGAGGTGGCGAAGAACCGTCCGGAACGCACGACGGAGCTCTTCGAGCGTCTCCCGACCGCGCGTGGTCGGGCCCAAGGCATGAGCGCCATCACCCCGAGACAGGAACACGAACGCACGAAGCGCACGACGAACAGGTCGGAGACGGGTCTTCGCACCGATGGTTTGGAAGTCTCCGCTCCGAAGAGGTTCACGTCGGCCATGACCATCGCCCAGGAACCCACCAGGAACAAGAGCGACCTCACTGGCGCGCAGTTCCAGTTCAACGACCGGGTGCAGCCGGGCATTCACAGCTTCCACGGGGCCTACGTGAACTCCGCGGCCGTGAAGGCGGCGCAGGCCAGGGACAACAAGACCCTCATGGAGCTTGGGTTCAGACCGGAAGATAAGCGTGGTCAGGCCAACCGCATGGGCAACCCGGGTCGCATGAACGTGCGAGAGAGCGCCTTGAAACAAGGTGGAAAGTTGACGAGTGTGCGTTCGGACACGACCAGAGTCGATGGTCGCGTGAACCCGATGTCCGGTGGATGGATGCAGCAGTACAAGAACGCAGACTACCACAAGCTGAACCCGTACAAGGGCCAGGCCAACCCGTACGCCACCACGGAGAGTTTAAATAGCACGAAACGACAGCTGGCCAATAACCCATTCGCCCAGAGCTTCTGTTAATTAATACGTGATGATGATAAAAAACACTCATTAAAATTATGTGCCTTAATTTTAATGAAGGTCTACACCTTAGATGTTGACAGTAGTCAGCGCGACCCCTCGGTCCACGCCTACGCCAACAGCTATGTCATCGCACTGGAAAACCCCGTGTACGACGTCGAACGCATCGAACTCGTGTCTGCGCGCGTACCGCTGTCTCGACACCTCATCGATGACACCAACAAAACCTTCACCGTTGATGACGTGGACGTGTCCCTCCCCGTGAGAGACTACGCCAACGCCACCGTGCTCGCCGAGACATTACAGAGTGTCCTGGCCCCACCGACGTCGAACGTGGATACCGTCAGTTACGTAGAGACCACCGATTCCCTGTACTTTGCGAACGCCGCGGGCACGAGTGAGTTCACTTTCGCGTTCGGTACGGGAACGAATGGGTTCGAGAGCAACGTCACGGACCTCACCACACCCCACCAGGTCCTGGGTTTCACCGCCACGGACGCGTCCTCGAACGTGAACTACGAGCTCTCGTCTGGTTCCGTGGACCTCTCGGGGCCCACGGCGCTGTACGTGCGTCTCTCCGTGGGTTCCCACGAATTCACGAAAGACGTGTACGCTGGCACCCCCTTCTACACGGGGAAGATGCACGCACAGGGCGTGGGTGCGGAGTACATCGATTTCACCAGTGCCGACGACCCCATCGTGCACGAGTTCCACTCTGGACCACAGAAGGTCATGGACGCCCTCCGCGTGGATTTCTTCTACATGTCCCAGGGACGCCTGGTGCCCTACGACTTTAGAAACAGAGAGCACTCCCTGAAGTTTAAACTGACGTGTTCCACGGACCGACTGGAGCACCTCCCGAGGGTGCTCGTGCCCCCGGCTGAGGAGGAAGTAGTTGTTCCACAAATACGGGGCGAGAGTGAAGTCGTCGACCTGTATAAATGGGTTCCCATTGGATTCATTGTTTTAGTTGGCATTCTATTGATGCTGTCTATCGGCCGACGACCGCGTACACCGGCATCGGCGGTCGCTCGATCTTCGGGCTGATGGAGGTGATGATGAGGAACACCAAGATGCTCAACAAGGTGGTGGCCAACGCCGTCAAGGTCATCGGCAAAACACCGTTCTTGTTGCCCTTGATGAACTGACCGATGACGGAGCGGGAGACGTCCATCCACGCGAGGGCGGCCGCAAAGAAGAAGCCGCTGGAGAGAGCGTTGAGGGACTGGGATTCGAGCTGCTTCGAAACCATCTCGAGGCCCGCGGTCACTCGTTCGGTGATGCGCGTGGTTTCCGAGCCCGTGGCCGGGGCCGGGGCGGCGACCGGCTTCGGTCGGGCGACAGCCGGCGGCATTTCTTCGTTCGCAATGATGGCAGCCATCGTGTGAGTGTGTTTGTTAATATGTGTGTAGAAAAAAAATTATTCTGGTAAGAGTTCTTCTTCGTGTATGATTTTTTTATATTTTACAACACCACCTTCCATCCCCCTGGGGATGGGGACGATGTCTTCATCTTCTTCGTCGTCCGATGATGAGGAAGAGTCGTCGTCATCTAAGATTGGTTTGAAAGAGTCGCTAGAATCCCAACCCTCCACCTCCTCCTCCACCATCTATAGCATTTTTTAACATTATTTCCACGGGAATTGTCGGCTCCCACGTGCTCCACGCGTCGTAGGCGGCGTTCATGGCCTGGAAAAGGGGGTCTCCCCCCTCGTACCTGGTGAACTCGTGTTCGCAATCGTCCACGGTCTCCACCTGTTCGTCGTCGTCTTCGCTCCCACTGTCTTCGAGTTCCAAGACACTCCCAATGTCTTCTCCGACGGTGTGCATGGCACAGTACTTGGCGGCGTATTCCACGTCTTGGGCAAGGACTGTGTTCCTCCCACACGCGTGGCAGTACTTGCACGCGAGGAGTAAACTCTTTTCCAAGACGGGGGTTATGATGTTCACGAGGGCCTCGGCTTGTCGCATCTCGTAGGCCCCTGAAGATTCTCCGAAACCCGTTTTCATCATCGTTTAGTATTGTACGTTAAAAATTACCCTGGCCTTTCCCCCAGCCACGCGTAGCACGTTGTACGACCTGGCGTACACGCGCACCTGCCTGTCCTGGAGGGCGTTCCTGTTGAGGGTGAGCCCCAGATTCTGGTCCTTGATGACCGTGAAGTTGAGCTGACCCGTGGGCTGTGCCTTTTCCGGTTCGAGGGCGAAGCTGTAGCTGTAGAACCTTCGAATGAGTTGGGTCTTCGCGTGGTGGATGGCCGCCTGCACCGCCTTGAGGAACACGACCTTCCCAGTCTTTTCCGTGAGCACTTCGCTTCCGTCTAAGGTGAGCGTGAGGTGTTTCAAGTGTTCGTACTGGACCAATCTCCCGTCCAGGTCGGTCTGACGATAGTTGTCAAAGTCGAACACGCGGGCACCCTCACTCTGAATGACAAAGTACAACTCTTTCACGAGATTGGTAAAGGAGAGTTTACACTTGAACGTGTCCTGCCCTTTGGGAACTAAAAAACTATTGAGCTGATTCTGGGTGATGAGATAGTCTTTGGGGGTGTTTTTGAATTTTATTTTTTCAATGGGGTCCAAAAACACCATTTCGCACTGCATCACGAAAGATGTTATACTGTGTGTTCCAGACAACACGGGGAGACTTCCATCGGTGACGTCGACCACGAGGTCGGCCACGTCGCGCAGTGTCACCTCCACCTCCACCTCCTGCTGGTCGCACACGGCACAGAGGGGGAACGCCAGAGTGGGTTCTCTGTGAAAATAGAACGGGATGTCGACGTAGAAGTCGACGTCGTTGGTGGACGTCCCGAGGTAGCCCAACACACTGGCGCTGTTCGAGCGTATCCCCGCCGAGCGCACGGGGTACTTACCCGTGAGTTGGAACAGGGCGTTCTGTTTGGTCTGCGTGTAGTAGTGTTCGCCGTGGATTTCCAACCAGTCGGAGGACACTCTCTGCACCATCTGCCCCCCGACGAGAAGGTCGACGTGGTCGATGATGGCGTGGCCCACGGATTCTATGTACCCCACGTTGGTCTCATTTAAACCAGGGAGCGTGAACTTGAAACTCACGGTTCGTATGAGGTCTCCGGCGTTGTTCGGGATGCTGAACCGAAAGGTTTTCCCGAAGTCCACCACCTGGTCCGCCTCGACGTCCACGAACTCCGTGCTGAAATTGGAATGTTTCCGGAAGTTTTCTTTAAAGTGGGTGTACTCTGGATTCATCGTGAAAAACCGGTCCTGAGGCCCTGTGGTGGCCAATTGAATTCGTCCAGCCATTCCTATTAGTATGGGTAGATTAAAACCTTAGGCCTGCCAACCCATGTTCGATGCGCAAGACGTTGTAATTCTCGGCGTACACGCGTACCGCGTTCTTGCCGGAGACGTACAGTGGGGATATTTCCACTGTGAGGAGTTTGTGAATGATGCGGGACATGTTCACCTGTCCTGTGGGATAGTACCGCTCTGGGTAGAGGGACCACGAGTACATCCCGAACGGTGAGCGCACGACGTAGTCTTTGAGGGTCCCCGTGCCCCTGTCGAAATACTTGGTCGTCGTGTCTTGCGGCACCGGGGAGTTCACGTGGCCCTTGAGTGGTTGTTCGTATTGGAGAAACTTCGTGCCTTGTTTGAAGACAACCTTATCGTTGAACCGGAGTTCGACCTGGGAGAGGTTGTTAAAGTTTGTTGGGATGTTTTGCGCCACCGCGTTTTCATTCTGGGACACAAAGTACATCGTCTTCACGGGGTGTTTAAAGTTCACCATGACGGATTTTTTGGTTTCCCCCTCCTTCATCTCGAACTGGGAGAGCTGGAGTTGTGTTATCACGTACTCCACAGGACGCGTCTGTAAGAAACTCCGTTCGTCTTGGGTGATGAACACGAAATCCGTGTCCAAAGACAGGTTGACGATGTTCGCGGTCGTTCCCGTGGGGGCGCCGAGGAACACCATCTGGGACAACGGACGAAACTTCACACGCACCTCGACGTCCTGTTTCAACAGGGCACACACTGGAATGGCCAACGCTGGGTTTCTGTAATTATAAAAAGGGAGGTCGAGGAAATATGTGTTATTTCCTTGGTACCTCAAGAAATCCCCGTGTCCCGTGAGGAAGTACACGCCTTGTTTCACGTCGTCGTCGTTGTTGTACAACTGCTGGCGCATGTATATGTACTCACCGGTGATGCGTTGGATGGTCTGTCCACCGATGATGAGGTCGGCCCACTCCACCAAGTGCGTGCACACGGAGGGTGGGTAGTACACGTCGTTCCCGGCGACGCCGTCGGGTAAGGGGTCGCTCAGTGTAATCTTCAGGGTCATGTTGCGTATGAGGTCTCCTTTGTTTCTGGGAATTCGACAGGACACCTCTTCCCCGAAGTTGGCTTTCCCATCGAACGGGGTCTCCAGGCGTTCTTGGGCGAACTTTGTGTGTCTCTTGAAATTCATCAGGAAATGCGAAAACGTGGGCTGTCCTGTGCACCACGTGTCCGCCAACCCCGTCGCCGCGAGTTTCAATGACATCTCTATTATAAGGTGAGTAAAAATTTGAGAAACAAAAAATGTGCACAGTAGTAGATATGAATCTCCAGTTGCGGAAGTTCAAACCCGAAACGATGGGCGACGACAAAGTGTGCGTCTTCGTGGGTAAGAGAGGCACGGGGAAGTCGACCCTCGTCGCGGACATTTTGTACTACAAGAAACACCTCCCAGCGGGCATCGTCCTCTCCGGGACGGAGGAGGGGAACCACTACTACAGCAAACACGTCCCAGACCTTTTCATCTACGGAGACTACGATAAAGAAGCCATCGAGCGGGCCATCGAACGTCAACGAAAGTTGGTGAGCGCAGGGAAACAAAACTGCGGATGTTTCCTCCTCTTGGACGATTGCATGTACGACAACAAGTTTCTCAAGGACACGTGCATCAGACAGTGTTTCATGAATGGAAGACACTGGAAAATCTTCTTCATGTTGACGATGCAATACTGTATGGACCTACCCCCTGCATTGAGAGCAAACGTAGACTATGTTTTTATTTTGAGAGAGAACATCATACAGAACAGGGAAAAGCTCTATAAATCATTCTTTGGAATCTTCCCATCTTTCGACATGTTCAACAAGGTCATGGACGCGTGTACAGAGAACTACGAGTGTCTGGTATTGGACAACACGGTGAAATCCAACAAGATTACGGATTGTGTCTTCTGGTACAAAGCGAACATCAGGAAGAATTTTAGAGTCGGAGCCCCTGAACTGTGGGCGGCGCACAAGAAGATGTACAACCCCAAACACATGCAAGACCGCCAGGGGGACCCGAAGAAGATGACGAAGAAGACTGCGCTCACAGTGACTAAAAAGAAATGAGCTGATACAGTAATATGTCAGACGACGTGGTGACGTACAATCTGAGTGATTCCGGTGATGGCATGGTTCCCCTGCACCCACCGGCGCAGCCGCAGCCGCAGCCGCAGCCACAGCCGCAGCCGCAGCCACAGCTGCAGCCTCAATCAGACGCGCGCGAGCCCGTGAGCACGGCGTTCGTCATGGGTGAAAAAAATGTCCGTCAACAACATATGGACTCGACGCCCATCTCCGAAATCATGGAACCGGAAATGGTTCAACCCGCTGACCCCAGGATGCAAGGTGTCATGCCGCAGATGGTGGCCCCGCAACCGGGGGCGCCCACGGCCGCCTCCTTCGCCATGCAGCAGCAACAGCAGCAGCAACAGGTTCCGGAGAAGCAAAACCCGATGGGTCTCTCTGACGACCAAATGACCGCTCTCTTGGTGGCGGCGTGCGCGGCCGCTGCCGTGAGCAAGCCGGTGCAAGACAAGTTGGTGACCTCTGTTCCCAAGTTCCTTAACGAACAAGGGAGCAGAAGCGCTGTGGGCCTCGCGGCCACGGGCGCGGTTGCCGCGGTTCTTTTCTACTTTGGGAAGAACTACATTTAAGTCATTCACTCCCAGTTCAAGTTGCTGTAGATGGAACGGTCGAGACCGATGTAATAGGTCAGCAACGCCCCGGCGACGAAAGTAGCCGTCAATAAGCCACTCACTTCAAGTGTCTTCTTGACGTCCTTTCCAAACTTATTGAAATCCTCCTTCAAGTTCTTGAACGACGAGTGCAACGCGTAGGTGAGAATCAACGCGAGGGCGGTCGACGTGAAGAAGAAGCTCCTGTCCACTGCGAGACGTGGCAGGCGGTTGACGACCAGACGCATCAGGTTCGGGACGATGAGCGTGATGAGGATGAGTCGCGCGGGGTAGTTCTCGACCACGACGGGGAGGAGGGTCGTGTAGAACACGGCCAGCCAGTAGGCCACCGCCATGTACAAATCGTTCGGAGGCGTAGACATGTTTAACTTACTATAGAATTACATTTTATTATTATTTGTCCTGGACTTCTTTACC